ATGAACCTTGTGATAGAAAAATCTATTGGTATTGGGGTCAGGGTAATGTTGGTAAAACCAGTTTTTGTAAGTATCTTATTGTTAAGCATAAGGCAATTATGGTCGGCGGTAAAGGTGCCGATATGCGTAATGCTATTGTGGATTATGTTAAGACTAATGGTTTTACACCTGAATTAATACTGATAAACATTCCTCGTTCTCACGATTGTGATTATTTGTCCTACGAGGGTATGGAGAATGTTAAAGATATGTGCTTTTATTCAGGTAAATACGAAGGAGGTATGGTGTGCGGTAATCCGCCCCATCTATTTGTGTTTGCTAATGAACCACCTGCTACGCATAAATTGAGTGCTGATAGATGGGTTATTAATGAAATTGTTGTTTAAACTTTCTTTTAAATGATCTTAATCATTTAAAAGAAACAAAATTATAAAAAGTTGATAAATCAATTATTCATGGACGACTTCGTCGCCCATGCATAACTCCTTCGTCGGTTTTTACACCTCGGTCGCTATTTTTTCCTTTTCGGTCATTAAAAGGTCTTTCAAAAAAAATGTTTATGTGCCTTCGGCACGCTTCGCCACACTATTCTAATCAAGAACCGCTGTGCTTCCGTTCGCTTGGACGCTCCAAGTAGTAGAAGGGTGTTGTGCGGTTGATGCCTGTAATCGGCATAATATGATTGTATGGTATACATAATTAAAGTTAGTTGGTTGACCTGTTGGTGGCGACGCTGTGCTGTCTTCAAAACCGAATGTAGTTTTTTTCTTTGGGACTGGAAGATATTTCTTAATAGTCCTTTGTGCTGGATAAGATGGTGTGCCGTCCAAGTTTAGTCGTGTGTATACGCCTGAACCTGTGTTGCCTGGCGTGTATGGTAGAACGAATGATTTTAGTGTGAACCTGTCCTCGTGGATACAATCCCACTTTTGTTTGTTAACAGACCAGTTGAATAAATCAGACACTGATGTATCATCGCTTAATCCTTTGTTGTCCCCAGTTTCAGTAATGAATAGATTACTGCGTAAGGCAGGAGTGTTTAATTCCACATTTGTGCTTAATGCTACGCTTCTATCCACGCTATTTTGACGCTTTGCTCTAACAATTAAGACACGGAAGTCGTGAGGCAATGCATAACTTGCTATTTTGTCTATATCGCCATCAACTGGGTATTCTAACTGCTGAATATCCATTGCTATGGTAAACCTGATGAACGATGATGTGATAATTGCGGACTTGCCGACAATTTGTCCTAATCCATTTACATTTTGGACGCCTGATTGTGCTAAAAAACCTCCCATAGTTTGGACGCTCCCTGGGATGTCCCCAGTATTGAGCGTGTCGTTTTCAAAAGTCAAGTTTTCACCAGTTTGTAATACCTTTAAACTGATTTGTCCTGATACATTGCCTGCGTATGGTGAGGCAATACCTGGTAGTTGACCTTCGTAGTCGGCGCCAGTGCCGTTTTGAAAATTACGCCAAGGGAGCATAACACGCTCCTTGTCTATACGATTTACTATTCCGCCGTATGCTGAATTACGACGCTTGTAGTATTTACTCTTGTATGCGTAAAGTTTCTTATAACCACCCTTGTAGGTGGATTTACGAGGGGGAAGCATCTTTTTAGGAAAATAACCCTTGCGTTGGTATTTCCTAAATCTTCCCATCATTGCGAGTTTTTTGCGGATGTTTGAATAATTAGGCATTATTCGTATATATTAATTAGAAAAAAAATAACTTAAAGAAATAATATTTCGGTATATTATAATGAGTGATAGTTCCGTTAGTTCCGTAGAGTTCTGCGACTTGGGTAATACTATAACCAAGTCGCCTAAACAGATTTCACCTGCTATTAGATGGTGTTTTACTTTCAACAATTATACGGAAGATGAAATTAGTTCCATAGTTCTACAAATTAAGCAAGATTGTAAGAAAGCAATTGTTTCAAGAGAAGTGGGTGCCTCTGGAACACCACATTTACAAGGGTATTTAGAGTTTAAAAAGAAGACGAGACCAAAGGGGTCTTTTAATAATCGTATTCACTGGGAGAAGGCAAAGGGTAATGCCTCTCAAAATTATGAATATTGTATTAAAGATAGTGATATTGTAATCAATATTGGTTTTCCTAAACCAGTTAAACTCATTTCACCTGACTATGCCTGGGAGCAGGAGATTTTATCTACCATTTCTAATGAACCTTGTGATAGAAAAATCTATTGGTATTGGGGTCAGGGTAATGTTGGTAAAACCAGTTTTTGTAAGTATCTTATTGTTAAGCATAA